GATAATGTACGGGTCAGGGCAACTTGCCATCGAGCCCCTGGGCTCAGGCTAGACGTGTCTGTCCACACGCTGATAGAGTGTCTGCATGACCGATTCTGAACGTCCTGTGTGCCCGGACTGCAAACGCCCCAAGGGCTGCAACGCGGACTGCGAGGATATGAACTGCGACCACTGCTACTGCTACCGGGAAGGGCGAGACGGGTGAACATCTCTACAGGCGATTTCCACCTGCGCGACTATGCAAAGTGCTACCTCTGCAAGAAGACGGCATCGTGGCCCCAGGTGAAGGAAGACAAGTGGACCTTCAGCTGCACCGTGCACTCGATCTTTGGCTTCCTGGTCGATGGACGAAAGCGTTGGTACTGCGACTGGTGCACGGAACTGTACTCCTCACGGCATCCCTATCCCTTCTAACCTTGACAACACCCTTATGATGACGAAAGTCATCTAGGATTCGTCCACCCGGCCGCAATCGGCGTTTCGGGCCCTGAGTGGTGCCTTGACTAGTTCGCTGGTGTGGTGCATAATCATATTGTTGCCCGGTGGCATCGACAGGAACCTCTCAGACACTGTTGATGCCCCGGGCATTTCCATAGATTCCCGGGTGGGTTCGATTCCCGCTGGTCCTGCTGACGAGCAGATCAACCATATGGCGTCCGGGCTGATTGTAGACAACAAACCTGACAAGGGAGAACACGATGGCTGGAAGGGGTCCGGCACGGACTGGCAAAGCCGTGCGCAGGAACAAGGGGCCGGAGACACACACAATCTCCGCGCCCAAGGGTGGTAAGAAGTACGGATGGCAGCTGCCCAAGGGCGTGCTCGTCGACCGTGAAGGTGACCCGGTTGACTGGCACCCGATGACGAAGAAATGGTGGGAAGCTTGGCGCACCTCGCCGCAGGCAACGCGCATGCTGACCGAGCCCGACTGGCAGTTTCTTCTCGACACCGCGCTGATGCACCACATGATGTGGCAGAACGGCCGCTGGGACTTCGCCTCTGAAGTACGCCTCCGTGTGGCCAAGTTCGGTGCTACCCCCGAAGACCGTCTGCGTCTGCACCTTGAGATTGACGACGAGATTGATAACAACGGCTCGATTGGCCGCACCAGCGGCAGCGTGACCGACATTGACTCTCGACGGAAGAGGTTGAGCTCCTAATGCCGAACATGCGAACAGTCCACGTGCCCCAGATCGACACGACCACTGGGAAGATCACTTGCATGAAGGATAACTGCCACTGGTTCTTCCCTCAGGCTGGCCCTGGCGCCCAGGAATCCTTCGAGGCTCACTTGAAGGCTGACAGGAACGCCTGATGCCCCGCGAGCTCGTCAAGTCCGACCTTGCAAATCGAACGAGGACGCTCGGCTGGCTCGCTGTGTGGTGGATTGAAACTCTCGTGCTCCATGGTCCTGGTGACGTCCAGGGCGAACCCATCATCCACACCGATGAGTACACCGGCTTCATTCTCGATTGCTACGCGCTCAAGCCCAATGGGCGGCGCTGCCATGAATCAGCCTTCCTTTCCCGTCCCAAGGGTACCAACAAGTCGGGCCTTGCCGGCGAGCTCGTGCTTTTCGAAGCACTGGGTCCCTGCAGGTTCGCTGGTTGGGCCAAGGGCGGTGAAACGTACGAGTTCCTCGGCCACACGTACACCTACAAAAAGGGTGAACCGATGGGCCGGGCCGTGAAGACGCCTTACGTGCGTATCATGGCAACTGAAGAGGATCAGACCGGTAACGTCTACGGCATGGTCAAGTACAACCTCGAAGAGGGCGTGCTTTCCCAGCTTCGTGCTTACGGCATGATGGTAGGCAATACCAAGGTGTCACTGCCCTTCGGTGGTGAGATTCTCCCTTCGACTACTGGCGCATCCTCCAAGGATGGTGGTAAGGAAACGTTCGTCGTCTTTGACGAGTCGCACCTGTACACCACGTCTTCGCTGAAGTCGATGTACGCCACAGTCACACGTAACTTGCCCAAGCGTGCGATGATCGCCGAGACATGGTCTCTCGAGACCACGACGATGTACTCGCCCGGCCAGGAATCAATCGCGGAACAGACCTTCCAGTTTGCCCGCATGGTTGCTGAGTCGAAAGAAGCTGTTGCTCGCGGCGAGAAAGCCACGATGAAGCTCGACACGCTGCTGTATGACCACCGCTGGGGTGAGTGTGAAGACCTTGGCGACGATGAAGCCCTCATGGCTGCAATCATCGAGGCGTATGGCGATGCGATGGAATGGAACTCCGTCGATGGCGTGATGGGCAAGATCTTCGACCCCCGTACGACCGAGTCTGAGTCTCGACGGTACTACCTCAACGACATTGTGTCCGAGCAGAACTCCTGGGTTGAGATTCACCAGCTGCGTTCGGCATGTGTGCCTGTGTGGGCGATACCTGACAAGATGATGATCACCCTGGGCTTTGACGGCGCTATGACCGATGACTCCACTGCTCTGATCGGCTGCACCGTTGACACCGGGGAAATCTTCCGGATCAAGATTGCTGAGAAGCCCGACATTCCGCTGAAAGACAAGGAAGGCAATGAGGTCAAATGGGAAGTCGATCCCGTTGCCTTCGATGCTGCAGTTGCCATGGCTTTCAAGAAGTGGAAGGTTGTTGGGTTCTTCGCTGACCCGCCATTCTGGCAGACGTACGTCGATGCTTGGGACACCAAGTACGGCGAACAGCTGCTCGTCAAGGCTGGCCAGGCATCAGCAATCCGTTGGTGGACCAAACGCGACACTCCGATGAGCCTTGCACTCGAACGACTCCACGATGCCATCTGCAATGAAACCAAGGAAGTCCGTATCCAGTCGGACAAGACGCTGCTTCGCCACATCATCAACGCTAGGGTGTGGGAACGGCCTGCCGGCAACGTCATCGGCAAGGAATCGAAGAAGTCCCCCAAGAAAATTGACGCATGTATGGCCGCGACTCTGGCATATGAAGCTCGCGCTGCCTACCTGCACCACGGCGACAAGCCGAAGTCAACATTTGTTCCACGACGCGTAGACAAGAGGTAAGCCATGCAGCTCTCAGTTGATGAGATGAGGAAGCCCGACACCGATGAGTGGTGGATCAAGCGGCTTTCCATCGCACTCGCCCAGCGACTCCCCCGGATCGCCGAACTCCAGGCTTGGTTCGAAGGCAACCCGCCACTCGCCTACCCGGACAAAGCTGGTGAAGGCTTTGAACGTGTGCAGCGACTCGCTAGGCTGAACCTCGCCGAACTCATCGTCAACGCGGTCCTGTACCGTATGCAGCCCCTTGCTTTCCGCACGGGTGCTGATGGCGACGAGAATGGTGACGAGGAAGCTGCCCGCATCTGGAAGCAGAACCGAATGAAGGTGACTGCGAATGAGATCCTTGAATGGATGCTCTCGCTGTCCGAATCGTACGGCTCCGTTGCCCAGGTGCCATCGTCCGACGGTGGGTTCCGTGCGCTGATCCGTTCCGAACACCCTTCGCAGTGCATCACCGAGGAGGACCCGGACAATCCCGGGTACGCAATCGCTGCACTCAAGGTGTATCGTGACGACCTCACGAACAGCGACGTAGCTGTACTCTACCGGCGCGGTACAGACGGTAACATGGCGACCATGCGTGTCGCACGCCACGAAGGCAATTCGATTCTTCCGGGCGTCCGTACCAACTCCATGGCTTCTGCATGGCAGATCCGCCCTGGGTCATGGAAATGGGAGGATGAGCCCGAAGAACTCTTCGGCGAAACCATCCCGATCCACTCGTTCAAGAACCGTAACGGCAAGGCGGAGTTCGAGAAGCACATCGCCACACTGGAACGGATCAACCACACCATCCTGCAGCGTATGATCATCATTGCGTTCCAGGCTTTCCGTCAGCGCGCAGTCAAAGGCGTGCCGAACACAGATGAAGACGGCCATGAGATTGACTACTCCGATATCTTCAAGAGTGACCCGGGTGCAATCTGGCTTCTGCCGGAAGTCGCAGAGTTCTGGGAATCGGGCCAAGCTGATCTTGGTCCGGTGCTCACTTCCGTCAAGGATGACATTATCCATCTTGCAGTGTCCTCACAAACACCGCTGTTCAGTGTGGTACCTGATGCTGCCAATGGGTCGGCGGAAGGGGCTGCGCTACAGCGTGAGGGTCTTCTGTTCAAGGTTGATGACTGCATCACTCGGGCGGATCACGCGTTCGCGGCGATGATGGCTGACGCCTTCCTTGCTGAAGGTGACTCCGAACGTTCAGAGATTGAGGATATCGAAGTCATTTGGGCCAGCCCCCGTCGATCCTCGCTCACCGAACGTGCTGTCTCTGCTGTGCAGGCGATGGCCGCTGGTGCACCGTGGCGTACGGTCATGTCGAAGTTCCTCGAGCTTTCGCCTGACGAGATTGCCACTGCCGAGAAGGAGCGCATGGATGACATGTTCCTCCAGGCGATGATGGGCCAAGACCCGAACAACAAGGTCAACTCATTGCCCGGCACGACGGACCTCGCTAAGCTGAAGTAATGGCTAACACACAGCGACTCCTGATGCTGCTCGAAGCGCAGGCTCGTGGGTACACCGCAGCCGCCGCATTTCTGATCCGTCAACTGACTGCTCTCTGGAGCAACTTTGACGGGTGGTATGACGGCGATCTTGTGGCAGCCCAGGCTGCGCGCTCGGCGACGCTGGTCGAATCAGCTCAAACGTCCGTGCGCACTCAGACCCTCAGCTACATGAAGTTCGTGTACCAGCAGTTCGATGACCTCCAGTTCCCGACTGAGGCAGAACTCGATGCTGCTAACGATGAACTGCTCGAACGTGCCATCTCTCCTCTCGAGGAATGGAACCGGCCCGCCGAGCAATACAGGTACGCACGCTCACTTGGTGCTGAGGAAGCCGAGGCCATCCAGATCGCTCTGAAGCGTGTGGATGAATTGGGGGATCTTGATATGCAACTTGCCATGCGCAAGGAAGCTAACAAGATTTTCTCGGCCACACCGAAGATCACGGGCTACCGACGCGTTCTCCATCCCGAGCTTGCTGACTCGAAACAGTCGTGTGGTCTTTGTATCGCCGCCTCGACTCGGGTCTACAAGAAGAAGAAGCTGCTTCCCATCCATGACCACTGCCACTGCGGTGTTATGCCGGTCGTGGGTGACGAAGACCCAGGGAACGTGTTCAACGAAGATGACCTCGCTGCGCTGTACGAACTCGCCGGAGGCAACACGGGGCAGGCACTGTCTCGCGTACGCTACCGGATCGACGAGCACGGCGAGCTTGGCCCATACCTGGTTGAGCAGGGTGCGAAGAACCGCTCTGCGGGTCGGAAGCTTCCCAAGTCAGGTACCACACTGACGCGTGCCGATTCGGTTGCCGCTCAGATCAAGTCGCTCAACGAATCGCTTCCGCGGCTTGTTGCTCGACGGTCTGAAGGTGAGGATGTAGCACAAGCGATTGCCTGGCAGCAGGAACGCTTGAACATCCTCAACGCCGAGGCATCTCAGGTCAAACGTCCCAAGAAACGCAGGAGGACACGATGAGTGGCATAGGTGAAAAGAGCCATCCTGAAGAATGGGAGGCACTTCGTGTGGCTGCTCAGGCATATAGCCAGGCAGTCTATGGCGAAGATCACGTCCTGCAAGATTTTGTTCTCGTAAACTTCGTGGTTTCCATGGGGGAAGATACGGACTACTCCGAGTATGCCGTTGCTTCCTCGAGCGATGCGATCCACGTAAATGAAGGACTCCTCCGTCGCGGACTGGCAATGCTTATGGATGCCACCGCCGAAGAGGACGACTAGATACCTATCGGGTTGCCACATCTCGTGGTACAATCCGTTGGAAGCCCCGACATGGAGCACCCCCTTCCGACAAGGAGAAAACAATGGCTATGCGCAAACCCTACTACCTTCGCTTCATCG